GTCTGTAGTATTCGTCAAACGATTGTTCATAGTTGCTTTCGTAGTAATCCCGCCAGTCTTCACATTTGTTTATAACCCAACCTTCTATGGTCTCTCCCATCATCAGTGGGTCTGGGCTGTATAGTTCACTCACTTTAGTACCCCGCTACAATATCTAAAATTTCAGGCTCTTCGAACTCTAGTTCTGCTATCCCATACGGGACGTTAGCAAGCTGATCGACATATGCTAACGCATCAACTAAGTCGTCGTGCGTTAACGGATCAGGGAATTGAAACAACTGATCGAGGAACCTTGCGTTCCAGTCACCTTTGTTTATGCTCACAATTCCGTTCTCAAAACGCCCTTGCAGCGCCCACATGACCCTATCGGTTTTCTTCTTGTTACCGTGGGTAAGCTCTTCTACTCTGAAGAACTGTGCGTACTTCTTTTGCAAATCCATAAGCGGCGACATAACCGCTTGCTTTGCAATTCCTCTTTCAATACCAACAGACACAGGACGATAGTCACGAACGGCTTGAAAGATTTTAATGGCTGTCTCGTCCAGAGACCATCTTCCGTGTATAATGTTATCAATGTACCAATCACCGTTGTCACCTACCTTGACGATAGCCATAGCTGTTTCGTCTAGCTTAGTGTTCTTCGTGCGTTTCTTCCCTACTTCCTCAAAGCCAGCCAAGTCGATTGCGATGTAGTAATCACCGAACTCCGGCTCTTCACCGTACTTAATCCAGTCTTCCTTGAACATTTCGGAACCAGTGGCTTCGAACGATGCCATGAACTCTTGACGGAACGCATAACTCGACATCGACTTCTTAGCAATATCAATCTCGCTTGGATCAAGTAGAGGGTTATCGTAAGACGTAAAATGCCAGCCCTTATACGTTTCATCATCAGCCATCTCCGCGTACTTGTACAACTCGTAGAAGTGGTTACGACCCATAGGCGTACCTATGAACAGTGCGTGACCCTTCTGGTCTGCTAGGGCTGGACGCAAGATTTGTTCCCATACATCGGGCTTCATGTCTGCGTACTCATCCATAACAAGAAACTTCAAGGACACGCCACGCATAGTCTCGGGCCTGTCGGCTCCTTTTAGACTAATTGTAGCCCCGTTGACCAGCTTGATCTGCAGGTTGTTAATGTGCGAACCTGAGATGACAGGGTGTCCTAGCTCTAGCAGAGTCTGCCACATGATGTCACGGGCTTGTCCCTGCGTAGGCGCAACGTAAAAAACATGACCACGTTCGGCTTGTAAGGCATTGATAATGAGCAGCCACGCAGCGAGTCGTGACTTTCCTGTTCGTCTTCCGGCAGCGACTACTTTAAAACGAGTCGGATCATTGTACACTTCCTGCTGCCAAGGAAGCAGTTCAACATTAAGATCCATTAAAGTTAACGAATACCGCTGGTTGTTCTAGCAAATCAAAGGTTACTACAAACTCCATGTCACCCGCAGACGTTGTGAACGCCTTGATAGCGTCACCAGCTTGAAGAACAAACACTGCGTTACCGTCAATTAACAAAAAGTCTTTAGCTGATACGTTACCACCGCCTAAAATATCTACACGGGTTCCGTCAACTTTGTCTACGTAGATGCCAGCACCGTTAGTAGAGCCACCTAAGTTACTAACAAAGAGCATATTCCAGTGCGCTACGTAACCACTAGGAACAGTAACCATAGTAGCTACATCTGTGGTTGTAACGTTAGTATTTCTTGTGTACAACATAGTTAGTACGTCCAGATTACAGGTGAACTTGCTCGGATGTCTAAGTGAATAAACGAAGGATCTACGCCGATACCTGTGAATCCTAACGCCAGTGCTTCCTTTACTAATCTAAACCGCTTGTTACTGCTAACAACTCGTATGTCTGCTGCGATACCTTGCGCGTGAGTACCGGGAATCTCTTTAGCCGCTTCAATAGGGTGGCTAGGATCGCGGTAGCCGCTCGTAATAACAAACGGAAACGCACATACGTGTCTCAGCGCGTCGAGTTTTTCAAGAAACTCTGGCTTCATTTCGTTATTGCCGGTGTGTTGACAGTTAAACTCAGACAACTCAAAGTATTTCACCGGAATCTCCATCAATAACGCTGCCACCGCTAACGTCGGCGGAACCGACACCCGTAATGTTAATCTGTATCGCGCTCCGTCCTGCGTCTTTGACGACATCTTTTTCGAACAGCGCGGTAGGCGCAACGCGATCCATAACAAGTTTCCATGCTGCTGCTTGATTCTTATGATCGTCGTCTAAAGCAGCGCGGAAGATCGCTTCAAGCACCTTTGCAGACTTTGGACTAGCCAACATCCGCGCCTTATACTCGTTCATAACCGCTGCGTCGCCTTTCGGACGACCACGTACACCCCTATTTCCTTTTTTAACAGCCGTAACGTCAGTCTTTTTGGGACGACCCCGACCCCGACTAGGAGTATCAGTCATAACAATCCTCAGCGTTATCTTTAAAGTATCTTTAAAGGCACAGTTAAGTTACAGTTCAGCAGTTCAGCTCTGGTTGGATTCGGTTCTGCAGTTCAGTCCCTGTTCAGTTAAGTCCAGAAATATTAAAAATATAATTATATTAATAACAGCGGTGTAACTGAACTGCTTAACCGGGCCTTAACCAGCGCTGTACAGATTCTATACTCTTTAAATGCTTATCTATACAGTATATTATAGCATACTTTTGAGCATTTGTCAAGAACTATTTAGCAATCTGTGCATTATTACCAATCTATACTGACCCTATACGGTTCCTTTTTTAATATCTTTAGCAGCGCAGTACAGATTCTGTTAAGTCTTTGAACTGTTTAGTTTATTTTGTTACTATTCACACAGTTATTTTGTTTCTATTTTGCCTCTTTTTTGTATCTACGCGGGTACTTATACAATCTACATAGACAAAACCCCCTCCCCGGTGCCTAAATCGTAACACGAATCATTCTCATTAGCGTTATCATTAGCGCTAGACTGTGCAGATGCAAATGAGAATCATTATCATTACGATTTAGATTCTCAGGTGTGTGAGTCTGTGGAGTACCCGCTAGGCTCTCCGATGTTCCACGTAGAACACTGTACATCCATACATGTAGTGAAACGCTACAGATCAACAGAGTTGGCACGGTTTGTGCTAGGCGCGGTAAAGATTCTATTTGGTTATAAGCTTATTCCATAATAGTTTATAAAAACATCAGAAATCGCGTGACAACGCAAAATCACCTGATCTAGAATCAGCACATGGTTAATTCATGGTGAATTGATCAATCGTAACTTATTACAAGGACATTGATTATGTATAACTCTGATATTGCTAATGCCGCCAATGTGGCTAAAAACCTTTCCGCTTGCGTGCGTGATGTTTTGGAAAACTCAAGCTTCACAATAGAAAACGATTCAATACAGTTCCACAATGATTCCGATGCTCCGTTGGTTGATGCTATTCTGGAGCTTGTCGCGGATGATAACGCCAAAGCCCTTGCAATTCTCAAAAGCACGATCAATCGAGAATCACGCAATCTTGAGTGTTTCGGCGCAGTGGTTGAGACTGTAATGCTCAAGAATGGTAAAAAGCGCGACAAAATAACTCAAAAGGGCTACGGCTTGTCATTCAAGAAAACGGACAGCGGTATGCAGTGGACCGTCAAAGCCCCAAAAGGCGAGACCGAGTCCGATGGCGACAATATACTAGTAGAGACTGCCAAGGCGATCTCATCCGGTACACTGTCAGAAGAGCAATTGGCGAAACTTGCCATACTGTTAGCAGATGCGGCGGCTACCCTGTAACGTGGGTAGTTACATCAATCTATGGGAGCATAACAAGTTATGAAAACCGATCTGGAATACATCCGAGAAAAGCTGGGGTATACTGCGCTCAAGTATGAGGTACGCGGTAAAGGGAGCGCAGACACTCGTGCGGTGCGGCAGGGTAAGCGCAAAAAATCAAAGCATCTTAATCACATAGTCTGGGGAGCGTAACAAGTTATGATTATCATACTGATCACGTTTGTTGTTGGTGTTTACATTTTGTTTAACATGGAGGATTTCTGATGAAACGTAAAAGAGGTGATCAATTACTGCGGGACTTTGCCGCAGAGGATGCGAGAGACATGCGGCGGTATGGACGACGGGCTTTAGAAAGCAGTTACGACAGGGCTATGGAAGCATATCATAGAGGACGTTATAATAGTTATAAGCTTGCGCTTCAAATGATTAACACTGAATCTCTTTGGAGGGACAAATAATGGATATTCAATGTAGATTTTGTGGCGAACCTTGGGATCACGATACACTACACGATGTCGAGGATATGTCATACGATGAAGCCGGAAAAGCGTTTGCAAAGTACGGGTGCAACGCGATGATGTACCCGCCAAAAGCAGAGCCGTGCACATACGAACCATGCGTAGACGATGCCGAATTGCAAGCGATACATGCACTGATCGAATCGTCGCCGTACCCTGAAGAATGGATAGGCGCATCTGATTTGTTAGACATGATGCGGTATATGTCAAAGAAACCTACGCCATTGCGCGATAGAATAGAAAAGGAGCGTAACAAGTTATGAAACTATCAGAGGCAGTAGAAGCGTACATCTACAAGTTAAAAACAGATTCGCCTATTGTAAGCACGTCACATTTTCACTATGCGGCATACGCTAAACAGTTTGGTGATGACGTGTGGGAAAAGGCTTTAGACGATTACTTTGAAAAGCAAAAGAGGGCTAAACGATGAAACTATCACAAGCGCGTGAAGCTGTAGGCGGTTTGTCTTCAACTTCAAAGATGCCTTGCAAGTCTTACAATCTACCGGCGCAGGAATGCAGGGTAGGCAGTAAGCTACGCAAGAAAAAGGGTACAGTGTGCAGTAATTGCTACGCACTCAAGGGTAGATACCTTTTCCCTAACGTGAAGAACGCACTGTACCGCAGGCTGGATACTATCCGATCAAAAGACTGGGTGGATAACATGGTGACTGCGCTCAACTCACCAGAGTATTTCAGGTGGCACGACTCCGGTGACATTCAGGATGCCGCGCACCTTGACAATATTGTGGAGGTTGCAAAGCGCACACCAAATACTAAGCACTGGTTACCAACGAGAGAGTATGACGTTATAAGAAATTATAAGCGACCCATACCTGACAACTTAATCATCCGCGTGTCAGCACCTAGCGTTGATGGGCCTGTGCCGCATGGGTTCAAGCATACATCAACGGTGCATGCAAGAACGATACCTACCAACTCGCATGTCTGTCCTGCGCCACAGCAAGGCAACGAGTGCGGCGACTGTCGTGCATGTTGGGATGGTTCCGTTAAGAACGTAAGCTACAGGGAGCATTAACATGGAAGAATATTATAACTTGTTACAAAAGTTTAAGGTGTTAAAAGACAGGGGTTTCTGTACTGCGCTGGCGTATTGCATCATCACTGGTGAGAGTCCAGCTACTGTCAACAAAAAGATAGGACGAAAACGTGGCAGAGGAATGCCGGGTATTAAACTGAACAACGCTTTGATGGATGCAGGGTACGTGTTGATCGAAGTGAATGTGAAAGGGTATGTGGAAAACTTACCAAAGAAAGGGCTTGACAGCGGGACATATCTTGTATACAGTTCAGGACACGTAAGCGTGATCAAGGATGGACTAGTATTGGATTGGACTGCGACACCCAAATCAA